CACCACACTGCCGTCCGGCAGCGCCTTCAGCTCCTCCTCCGTCAGCACGCGCGGCGCGTCCACGTTCAGCAGCTTCAGCGCGTCGCCGCTCAGCTTCACGAGGTTGCAGCCCCACCGTCTGGCCATCGCCCAGCCATAATGGCAGTGTTCGCAGTCCTTCGTCAGCCGGTTCTCCGCCCGGCATTTCAGTCCCTCGGCGACCGTTTCCCTCTCCGTCACCACAAACTCACCTCCTTCACGGCGTACCAGCGCCGGTCGGTCTCCTTTCGAATCGGGTACACTTCCGCGGGCGCCCACGGGCTTTCCGTCCGCAGGCGCTTCGCCCTTCCCTGCTGGATCACGCGGCAGTCGGTGTAAACCAGCTCGCCGCGCCGGTCATAGTGGTAGATCCGCACCGGCGCGCCGACCGGCAGCGCCCGGATCTCGTCGGCCCTCAATCGCCGCTCAACATAGGCCATTCTTTTCACCCTCCAACAGCTTCCGCGCCAGCCCCTTCGCGGCGCCGTCGATATCGCCCTTCAGCGCCTGGCCGCGCAGGGTCAGCAGCGTCTGCCGGTCGATCACGCCGGCGTACTTCTTCAGCTCGCGCAGGAAGCTGTCGGCCTTCAGGTAGTTCACGGGGTCGAACACCGTCTCGCCGTCCCTCGGCGCGTGTACGGCCCGCCTGTGCCCCTCGCGGAATTTCATTTCCGTTCGTCCTCCGGATAGCACACCGCGTCCAGCCCGCAGGTGGGGCACTTCATCACGTAATAGTGGCCGTTCCGAAAATCCGTCTCGGTCAGATACTCCGACCCGTTGGCTTCCCAGATACAGCCGCACTTTTCGCACTCGAAGCGCCGCGCGGACTTCAACCGTTCCAGGTCGCCCTCCTTGATGATCTTCATTTTTCGCCCCCTCCTTTGAGTTGGGAGTTATGAGTTAAGAGTTAAGAGTTTCGGTTACCGCGCACAGCGGCTATTCCTAATCCCTAATCCCTAATCCCTGATCCCTCGTCACTCCATCCCCAGCCGCTCGGCGGCGGCATAGCGTTCGTCCCACATGGCGACCTTCCGCAGCACGCCGTCCCGCCGCAAGCCGATGAAGTCCACGATCGCCGGCCGCGCGGCCTCGACGTCGTACAGCGCCCTTCGCCCGTCCCAGGCGGTCGGCTTCAGCTTGTACCGCTGAAGCGCCACGCAGATGTCGCCCTGTGCCACGCCGACCGCCGCGGCCATCTGGGCCTGTGTCATCAGCTTCACGTCTCCGTCGCCTCCACTTCCTCCAGCCCGATCTGCTCGGCCGGTTCCTCGGGCACGTCCTTCGGCCAGCGGAACGGCGTCGGCCGGGTGATCGCCCTCGCCGCGGCCAGGATCGCGTCGGCGTCCTGGTCGCTGACGGGGATCGCCAGCCCCGCGCACAGCAGATCGCCGTACGCGGCCACCAGCGGCCGGCCGTCCCTCCACCGCGCGAAGTAACCGATCTCGCCGTCCTTCACGCGCACGGGCTTGAACAGCTCCGCAGGCACCAGCATCACGCCGCGCGATGACCGCAGCGCCAGGTACAGCGCGTCCTCCCACCATATCGCGCCCAGCTCGTCCAGCGGTTCCTCGCCGTCCACGCGCACCAGACTCCAGCGCCCGTCCGGCGCGTCGGCCTGTTTGATGATGAAGTCGCGCCGCTGTTTCTCCGTCAGGTCGAACAGCGCCGGCAATCCGTCCCCGTCCAGCCGCACGCCGTCCACCGGCCACGCCGCGTAGCCGTTGCAGATCCACTGTGTGGCGTCCGGACCGTCGAACAGGATGATCGTCCGCGTCTTCACGCACAGCTTCCGAATCGCTGCCAACTTCACTGTTCGCCCCCTCCCCTCGACTGCGTCGGGTGAGGGGTTTCGGGCGCGTCTTGCCCTGTCGGGCTTGCGCTTGCGCCCTCAGCCCTCGCTGTCGCTCGGGCGCTCAATCCGCCTCCCTCAATAATCGCGTAGTCCGCGCGGAACATGAACAGCAGCTGGTCGACGATGTGGTGCCGATCGTCGTTCATACTCTGAAGTACCACGGCGTTCATGTCGAATCCGGCCACCTCCCACACGCCGCCGGCGTACTCCACGCGGTCGCCTGGCGCGACCTTCGCCTTGCGCAGGATCCCGCGCAGCTCCTCCGGGCTGTAGCCGGTGTCCTCGTACTCGCCCAGGCGGTTCATCATGTCGAATTTGCTCGCCTGCGTCCAATAGGCGGTGTAGCCGTATTGTGTCCGCTTCCGCTCATGCCCCGCGTGGGGAATGGTCAGCCGTTCGATGTCAGTCATCCCCGCCACCCCTTCCGAAGCCGCGGGCGATGTCGCCCAGGTTGATCTTCAGCGCCGCGGTCTTCATGCGGCGCCGGTCGTGGCTCTGTTTGGCCATGTCGAGGCCGATGGCGATGTACGCCGCCTGCATCAGCTCGTCGCTGGCGAGGATCGCCTCGGCGATGTCCATCGTGGACATCTTGTGCAGCGACAAGTCCGTCCCCCCCTCGCGATCGCCGATGATCGCAAAGCCCTCGCAGTCCAGTCCCATGCGGAACTCCGCGCGCAGCTCCTCGTCGTTGCCGTTGATGGTCTCAATCTTGATCCGGTACTTGTCCTTGCTCATTGGATGCGCCCTCCTTGGTTCGGTTGTGAGTTATGAGTTGTGAGTTAAGCGTTACGGTTGCCGCGCGGCAGCCGCAATTCCTAATCCCTGTTCCCTAATCCCTAATCCCTAATCCCTAATCCCTGATCCCTGATCCCTGATCCCTCGGCCCTTACCCTCTCCATATACCCCGCCAGCACCGCCCGCCTCCCGCGCAGGTGCGTCAGGAAGCGCTCGCGGTTGGGGTAGTCCTCGTCGATGTTCTCGGCGATCAGCCGGTCGATCCGCGCGATCTCCCCGGCGTAGAACGCCGCCGGCGCCAGGCCGATGTCCTTCAACGGCCGCGCTTCTGTCCGCGGTGTCGCCCCGCGACAGCCGGCCATTCCTAATCCCTGTTCCCTAATCCCTAATCCCTCAGCCGCCATCACGCCGACCGGTTCCACCGTTCCAGATACTTCCACGTCTCCCCGACCTCCAGTATGATCAGCCCGTACACGCCCAGCAGCGCCCGCGCCCAGCGCGGCGGGTTGGGGTTGTGGCCGTACTTGCGCCGCGCGGCGCGGATCTTCCGCGCCCAGTAGCCGGTGTAGGCCGGCCGCATCATGTCGCGGTCGCGCTCCACGGCGCGCACCTCGGCGCGGTGGCGTTCGGCCAGCTCGGCGTTCTGCCGCTTGATCTCCTGGCCGACGATCTGGTCGATCATCTGGCTCTTGATCCGCTGTCCCTCGTATGCCGTCAGCATCCTCTCACCTCCAGAAAGCGCGCGAACCTCGGCGTCATGTCGTCCACGATATTCCCGCTCACCAGGTCGTTCAGCAGCATCTTGTAGCAGGCCAGCGACCGCCGCGAGGATTGGATGTTCAGATCCATCATCGGATGTCGCGGATCACAGCCGGCCTGGGCTTCGATGTTCTCCCATGTGTTGATCTCGGCCTCCAGGTACATCCGCGCCAGATCATAGATCTGTGACGTCCTGATCATATCCGCACACCTGCCCGCTCCAGCTTGGCCTCCAGCATCGAGGCGCGGCGCGTGAGCTCGGCCATCTCCTCGCCGTAGCGGGCGATGATCGCCACCACCAGCCCCTCGCGGCCGGCCTTCGGCGTCCCGGCCTTCAGGCAGCCCTGCCGCCAGGCCTTGTACCGGCGCTCGGCGATGACGTCGTTGTATTCCTGCCACAGCGCCGCCGTCGATTCCAGCTTCTTGAACGGACGCTGGGTCATTTGCCCCGCGCCCTTCGCCGGCCTGTCGTTCCTTCTCGCCCTGTCCCGCCTGTCAATCGTGTTCCTGGGTCCCTTCCTCCTCTGCCTGCTCATGGTTGTGTCTCCTCTCGTGTGTGAGTTATGAGTTATGAGTTGGGAGTTAAGAGTTACAGTTACCGCGCGCAGCGGCTTTCCCTAATCCCTAATCCCTAATCCCTAATCCCTGTTCCCTGACCTCCACACCCTCGGCCGGCCCTTGTCGTCCACCAGCAGCGTCGCCGCGCCGGTCTCGCCGACCCAGTACATCACGCCGCTGATCTTGTCGGCCATGATGGAACCGTGCAGGCTGGGGTTGTAGTAGATCTCCGCGAACTCGATGCCCTGCAGGCTCAGCGCCTCGGGCGTCCCGTCCGCGACGGCGCCGCTGCCGGCGAAGTGGATGCCCAGCGCGATGATCAGCGCCACCGCGGCGAAGGCCAGCACCTTTTCGCCCAGCGTCGACGGCCGGCGGCTGGTCCGGTTTTCCGATCGCCTGACCGTGTTCACGCGCCCGCCCCCCTGTCCGCCGCCGCGTCGGGCATGGCCAGGTCGATGTCCAGCGCCCCGGTCAGCTCGTTGGGCTTGAAGCTGTACACCGGCATCTCGCCGTACAGCCGCGTGAGGTCGTCCAGCTGCCCCACGTCCCTCGGTTCCACGTGGATCAGCGCCGACAGCCGCCGGGTGATCGGCACGCGCACGCACACGGCCCTCGAATCCGCGATCTCCATCAGTTCGTTCAGGTTGATCATGATTTGCCGCCTTTCTCCAGCTCTCTCAGCTGGCGGTTGTAGTCGATTCGGCGAATGACGCGGGCGACGTCCTCGCGGATCCGCGCGAGTTCCTCGGCGGACGCGCCGGCATAGCAGTCGTCGTGCACGATCACCCGCGCGCCCGCCGCTGGCCTGTCGCCCTGGACGGTGTATTCCCGCACGATTGCCACTGTCCTCGCCCCCGTTTCCGTCCTCTTGCTCTTGCCATCCTATGCCCGCGCCCCGGCCATCACGCCAGATGCGCCAGCAGCGTGTTTTCGTACCGGTCGCGCTTGGCCAGCGTGGCCTCGATGCCCAGCACCTCGGCCTCCTCGTACCGCGCCAGCTTCCGCCGGTCCGCGCGGTCGTCCAGGTCGAACTCGATCCGGTGCCGCACGCCGTCCCGGTCGCCGATGTCGATCATCAGATAGCGGCTCCTCGCCAGCCGCCTCAGCTGTCTCAGTGTCATTGGATGCGCCCTCCCTTTTCGTCGTTTAACCCGCTAAACAGTCTGGGGTAAAAAAAGTTCTCCAACGCTGACGCCCAGCGCCTCGGCGATCTTCAGCAAGGTCTTGGTCGTCGTGGTTTCCTCGGCGCCGGTTTCCAGACGCCAGATCGTCGCGCGAGTAATGCCCGTTTTCTCGGCCAACTCCGACTGGCTCATGCCCTTCATCTCTCTGATTTCTCGTATACGGTAGCCCATTTTTGCACCTCCATTCGCCCGTTTTCGCGCGTCGTTTAATCGACTAAACAGATATTAGCACACAATTTGACAGATGTCAAGCCCATTAAACAATTTTTGTTTAATTTTCTAAACACAAACTCGTTGACATTCTGTGACGCTTCATTGTATAATGTATTAAACACTATGACGGAGGGAAAAAGCACATGCGCCTGGGAGAAATCATCGCCGACTATTGCAGGGATCACGGTCTGTCCTACCGGCAGTTCGCCCTACAGTGCGGCGTGACAAACGGCTACATCTCAATGGTCGTCAACGGCGCGAACCCGAAGACGGGCAAGCCGCTCAAGCCGACCATCGAGTCCTACAGCAAGCTGGCCGCCGGCATGGGCATGTCCACGAACGAGCTGTTCGAAATGATGGACGACGCGCCAGTGTCGCTCGCTCCGCCCGCTTCGCGCACTATCCCCGCGGATCTCAAACCTGTCAAAGAGACCATTGGCGAGCGCATCAAGCAGCGGCGCAAGCAAATCGGCATGAGCGCCGAGCAGCTGGCCGAAATCATCGGCAAGTCGGCGGCCACCGTCTACCGCTACGAAAACGGCAGCATCGAGAGCGTCGACTCTCAGGCGCTGCAGCCCATCGCCGACGCCCTCGGCGTCACGCCGGGGTATCTGATGGGCTGGGGCGAATCCGTCGACGAAGCCGACGACGATCTGTGGACGCTTCGCGAGGAAGAGCGCCGCGACCCCGACCGCAAGGCGCTGTACATGCTGGCGAAATACGGCACGGCAAAGGACATTCGCCAGGCGAACGCCATCATCGACGCGCTGAAGGCCACCAACCCCGATTTTTATGATGGAGATGACCCCGCATGAGCCGCCGCATCCCCGACGACTGCACCGTCCGTCTCATCGACCTGCCCGCCGGCGTCGGCGGCCGCATCAGCGAAGCGCCCGACGGCCATGTCGACATCTACATCAATGCCCGCTACGGTGAAAACGGCCGGCGCCGCGCGCTGGATCACGAGCTGGATCACTACGAGCGCGGCGACCTGGACAACGATCTACCGATCGAGGTCGTCGAAGGCCGCGCGGACCTGCCGCCGCTTCGCCGCGCGCGGGATCTCGTTCCAAAGCCCGCCGCGCGCTGCTGTCTGCCCTATCCGCCGGAGAGCGCCGAGCCGCCGAAGGCGAGGCGGATCCGGTCGCCGCACAGGCCGAACACCGAATACATCGTCCCGCCGCCGACGCCGGCGCCGCCGAACCTGTCGCCGCACCAGCTGCGCACGCTGCTGGCGGCCGTCGCCGATCTCGACGCCTTTATCTGTGAGCCGATCTTTTAAGGGAGGAATCAACATGGCCATCTGCCTGCGCTGCCACAAGAAGAGCACGCTGTTCCACTCGCTGAACCTGGATGAAAACGGCTTTTGCCCGGAGTGCGCCGAAGAATACCGGCGCGAGCGCGAAGCCGAGGCGAAGAAGCGCCGCGAAGCCGCCGCCGCCCAGCGCGCCGCCGACGAAGCGCGCATGGAGCGCATCCGGCAGGAAGAGGCCGCCCAGCGCCAGCTGCTGGCGCAGAAGCGCGCGGAGGCGCTGGAGATGGAGCGCCGCAAGAAGCCGTTCGACCCGCCGAAGAAGCGCGGCGACCTGTCCCTCGGCCGCGGCTATCCGGATGTCGGCATCTATTGCCCCGGCGACATGCTGGAGGCCGCGAAGGCCGTGCCGCCTCACGCGGAGCTGTCGTTTCGCCGCGAGCCGGAGAACACCTACGACCCCGACGCGCTGCTGGTGGTGCACGGCGACACGCCGATCGGCTACATGAACAAGGGCAAGCTGCGTGACTGGGTGTACGAAGTCCTCGGCGACAAAAACCACGACCAGGACGTGCTGGCCGTTTCCTGCTACTGGGAGGATAAGCCAATCATCGGGCTGTATTTCTACCGGAACAACCGCTACCTCGCCCTGCGCCTGACGCGCCGTGACAATTTCAAGAAATACACGCTCTCCGGCAACAGCGGCGACGACATGCAGCTGAACATCCTGCACAGCGAAGTCGGCGACACCATCGAAATCGACTATGACCCCGAGCTCGAGCGCTACGTCGCGCTGGTGGAAGGCCTGCCGATCGGCTGCTTCCCGACCTCGGCCGAGGACTATCTCAGCAGCTACACCGGCTTTGAAGCCGCGATCCTGGACATCACCGAGCGCGACAGCGGCCTTTACGCCGTCAGCGTGATCGTCGCCCCGGAATAAAAAAGCGCCCCGGCCGGGGCGTGAAAGAAGGTGATCCCATGCCGACCGTGAAGCCCGACGGGCTGTATTGCGCCTACCTGCGCAAGTCGCGCCGCGACGTGGAGCTGGAGTCCCTCGGCCAGGGCGAGACCCTCGCCCGACACGAAAAGCAGCTGGCCGCGCTGGCCGACCGGCTGGGCATCGCCATCTCCCACACCTATCGCGAGATCGTATCCGGCGACACCATCTCCGAGCGCCCGCAGATCCAGCGGCTGCTTTCCGACGTGGGCGCCGGCCGGTGGGACGGCGTGCTGGTGATGGACGTCGACCGCCTCGGCCGCGGCGACAGCATCGACCAGGGCATCATCATGCAGTCGCTGATGTATGCCGGCGTGCTGGTGATCACCCCCGACAAGATCTACGACCCCACCAGCGACGCCGACGCCGAGTTTTTCGAGATCAAGCTGTTTTTCAGCCGCCGCGAGTACAACATGATCAAGAAGCGCATGCAGCGCGGGCGGCTGGCCTCGGCGATGGACGGATGCTACATGGGCTCGCGGCCGGTGTACGGCTACGAACGCGTGAAGCTGGCCGGCCGCAAGGGCTGGACGCTGCAGGTCGTCCCCGAAAAGGCCGAGATCGTCCGCGCCGTGTTTGCCTGGTACGCGGACGGCATCGACGGGCGCGAGGCCGGCGCGGCGGTGATCGCCGACCGGCTGAACGGCATGGGGCTGCGCACCGACCTCGGCAACCGCTTCGAGCCATCGTACATCCGCCACATGCTGCAAAACCCCGCCTACATCGGGAAAACCCGCTGGAACCAGCGCGTGACGCAGTACCGCATCGAAAACGGGCGGCGCGTGTCCGCGCGTCCGAAGAACGCCGACGCGCTGCTGGTGGACGGCCTGCACGAGGGCATCGTGGATCCGGCGCTGTTTGAGCGCGTCCAGCGCATGTTCGCCGCCCACGAAAAGCGCCCGAAGAACAAGCAGCTGCAGGACGCGAACCCGCTGGCCGGCCTTGTGGTGTGCTCCGCCTGCGGCCGGCACATGCAGCGCAAGCCCAGCCCGAACCGCGCCGGCGACTTTTTGCGCTGCCCGACGCAGCGCTGCCCCACCTGCGCCACCTACATCCCCGTCCTCGAGGACGCGATCCTCTCCGAGCTGGAGCGCTGGACGCTGGAATTTGATTCGCCCGCCGATCCGCCGCAGATCTCCGGCGCCGACCGCGCCGCGATGGACGCCGCCCGCGCCCAGTTGGCCGAGCAGCGCGCCACGCTGCAGGGGCAGCTGTCCAGGCTTTACGACCTGCTGGAGCAGGGGCTGTATTCGCCGGACCTGTTCCGCGAGCGCCAGGCCGATCTGGGCGAGCGCCTGGCCGCCGTCGACGCCGACCTGGCCGCGCTGGACGCCGCGCCGCGTCCGGATCCGCGCCGCCTGCTGCTGCCGCAGATCAAAAAGGTCACCTCGGCCTACCGCGCCGCCGCCACCCCGGGCGAAAAGAACGCGCTGCTGCGCACCGTCATCGACCATGTCACCTACGAAAAGACCCAGCGCTGCTACCGCAACGAATCGCCCGCCGCCCATCTCACCCTCCACATCTTCCCCCGCCTCCCCGACGAAACCCCCGAAAACGACGATTTTGTGTGAGGTTTAGGGGTAGCATGGGGTTTTGGATGAATCGCTATTATCATGCTATCCCTATTCGAGCACAAAAAAAGGACCCGGGGGCCGATCATTACGATCAGCTCCGGGCGTTTTTTATTCCTCTGTGTCGTCAGGCGGTTCCTGTTTGTTGTACTGCGCCGTGGAGATGCCCAGCAGCGCGCCCAGCAGCGTGCAGATGACGGCGCTGGTCTTGGCGACCTCGGTGGCGTAGGGAAAGCCCCAGATGGCGGCGAGGCCGACGTACGCGGTGGTCAGCGCGGGCAGCGCGATCATGACGACCCACTTCAGAATATCGTATACACGATTCGACAACATGATCTATCCCTCCTATGATGCTTTGTGTTCCAGATCGGTCAGGCGACGGTCGGCGGACTTGGCCTTTTCTTCAAGAATCGGGATGCGCTCGGCGAAGTTGTTGTGCTTGCGCACCTCGCGCGTCAGCTCATCCAGCTTGGTATCGGTGACAGCCTGAAACTGCGACAGCTTGGCGTCGAGCTTCTGGTCGTTGATCTCGCTCTGCTTGTCCAGCTTCGCGAACAATTCCGCGTTGCTCTTGCGCGTATTCAGCCAGACGCCCACCAGCGCGAGCCCGCCGGTGATCAGCGCCACGATTATTGATTCACTCATAAGCCTTCCCCCTCACGTCAGTGTCCGCCCGGCGGCCACGTCGGCCCAGCAGGCGTTGATGTGTTCGAAACTCTGCGATGTCGCCCAGCCGTCCACGTTGCGGCCGCCCTTCGAGGCCCGGTACACCTCGATCACGTACTGGAACCGGATGTCCTCGATCAGCGCCCACATGGCGCTGGTCAGGTAGGTGGTGCTGCCGCGGATCAGGAACGTGGGCGACTTGAGTGTCAGCACGCCCGACGCGATCGTCGGCGCGGTGGCGCCCATCGCGATGCCGTAGGTGGTCGCCGTGTACAGCGCGACGGCGGTCGCGGATGACCAATACAGCATGCGCAGCATCGACTGGCCGCACACCACGACCGTGCGCGTGGTGATCGCCTTGCCGTCCGCGGCGACGAAGCTGTTCGCAGGGATCTCCACGACCTCGAACACGTGCGAGTCGGCGAAATACTCCTCGCGGCCCTTGGCCTTCGTCGCGGCGAAGTATTCCGGCGCGGCCAGCATGCGCTCGACGATGTAGTAGTGATAATTGTCGTAATCCAGCGCCACCGTGGGCGTCAGGTTGACCGACGCTTTCAGCGTCTTCGCCGTGGTGCTGTACGCCGGCAGCGCGATCCCCTCGCCGGCGATCAGGCGCTTGTCGTAGGTGTAGCGCTCCACCAATTCGGCGTCCGGGCGCAGCACCACCGGCGCGAGGTCGAACGGATAGTCCGCCGGCACCGGCGCGACGGCGATGTCGCCCGTCAGCTTCTTGCCGGTGGTTTCGAGCGTCTGCACATCGCCCGACGGCGTGACGGCGTACGGGCCGTCGTACACCGGCAGCGCCTCGGCCACGGTGCGCACGCGCTCCACGCCCATCCGCGCGGCGGGCGGGCTCTGCGCCTGCATCGGCAGCGGCTCCGTCACGGCCAGCCGCATGCCCAGGCGCGTCACGACGTCACCTCGCGCGTCAGCAGCGTCTCGGTGATGTTCAGCGTCTCCGGGATCGCGCCGCCGCGCTCGCCGTTCAGCATCCAGTTGACGTCGATCTTCGCCGACAGCCGGCAGGCCAGCGACTGCGCCTGCGACAGCCGCACCGTCACGGTGGAGACGTCATCCTCGCAGGCCACGTCCAGCGCCGTCAGGTCGAACTCCATCAGCTCGCCGCCCTTCGGCTGGATGGACACGATCAGCCATTCGGCCGCCGTCAGGTCGATGCCCTCGAACGACAGCACGATCGGATAGGTCGAGCCGCGCTTCATGTCGCTCATTTATCTCACCCCACCCTCGCAAACTGTCCGCTGATCCACGCGTTTTCGTTTTTGTAGACCACCAGCAGCCACTTGACGCCGCGGTCGTCCTTGCGCGCCTCGCCCTGGTACGGCAGGCGGTCGCCGCGCATCACCGTGCCCAGGATGCGCCCGGACAGCGACGGCGCGGACCTGACGTTCACCAGCGCGCCCATCACCTCGCACTCGGTGCGCGGCGTGGCGCCGGCGACGATCAGGCAGTCGGCCGCCGTCAGCGTGCCGGTCTGCTTCAGGCCGTGATCCTTCTGCCACGCCTTCACGGCGGCGGCGGTCTCGCTGCCGAAGTCGCCGTCCGCGCCGTACCTGGGCAGGCTGTAACCCTGCGCCAGCAGCGCCGCCTGCAGCGCGCGCACGTCGTCGCCCTCGCAGCCCTTCTTCAGATCGCGGTCGCCCAGCTTCCACGGCTGATCCTCGGCGGCCTTCGGGCCGTCCGTCAGCACGACGACGGTGTGGCCGGACGTCTTCGTCACGAGGATGTCGCCGCGGCGCAGGTAGGCCGACTGCCGCGTGTACTTGTCGCCCTTCATTTCAACGATCTTCCCGGTCGCCAGCAGGTTCGCCGGCATGTTGCCGGTGCGGAAGTCCGAAGGCAGGCCGGTGATGCCCGCGTACGCGCAGCACACGCGCACCAGCGCGCTGCAGTCGGTCGCGCACTTGGTCTTGACCTTGGAGATGTCGAATCCGACCTTCTCGGCCTGCTTATACAGACTGTTGCGCTCATACTGATTGTAGCCGACGGCGCTGTTGTCGCACGCGGCGCGCATGGCCTTCGCGATCTTCTCGCGCGCCTCGGCGCTCTTCGCGCGGAAAACGCGCCAGCCCTTGCTGTGCAAGTACCAATTCTGGGTCGAGACCTCGCGGCCGGTCTGGTCGCCGGCCCTGCCGCCGTAGGCGCGCCCGTTTTCGTCGATGCGCGCCGATCCGATGATGACTGCCATGTATTACCCCTCCCTTACTGGTGCGTGAAGCGATAGCCGGAGATCGCGCCGTTGACTTTGTTGTACTGGCGCAGGTCGCCGCCGTAGCTGAACAGCAGCGCCGAGGCGTAATTGGTACCGTGGCGGTAGGCCATGAACATGAACGTCGCCACGCCCTCAATCGCTACACGCCCCATGCGGAACGAGCCGTTCTCCATGCCGTCCCAGATGTCCGCGACGGCGTCGTCCACGCTGGCATAGCTACCGAAGACGGTCATGTCGATCAGGTTGTCGATCTTGTCATTGACCGTTTTACCGGCACGGGCATCAAGTGCGTAGCCAGCAGACGTGACCTCAAGCGAGTTCAGCACGTTCTGCTTGTCCAGCTTCAGGCCGATCTCCGTGTCCAGCCCCACCACAGCACTCGCATCCAACGGCTTACCACCAGAAGTGGCGTCCGGGTTGGTTACCAAATCATCGAAGTGCATGACACCATTGTCCAGCTCCGTCTCGCGCACGGCCAGCCGGTCGTTGAGCGCCTTGCCCTGCTTGGCCGACAGCGCCTGATTCGAAGAGGGCGTCTGCAGGTCGTCCACCACGTCGGTCTTGTCCAGCTTGGTCGTGGCCAGCACGTTGCCCTGCCTCGCGTCCAGCGCCTTGCCGGTGGCGGTGGTTTCCAGGTCGTCCGCGATGTCGTCCGCGTCCAGCTTGGCGTCCAGCAGCAGCCGAATCGCGCGCCCCTGCCGGGCGTCCAGCGCCTTGCCGGCGGTGGTGGTGTCCAGGTCGTTGACCAGGTCCGCCGCCGAGAGTTTGTCCCCGACCACGACGGTCAGGTCGTCGATCAGGCTCTTGAGCAGGCTGCCCTGCAGCGCGGAGAGCGGGCTGTCGGGGCTGGAATCGGTCAGCGTGTTGACGACGTCCGACGGCGACAGCTTGCCGGCGACCTCGGTCGTCAGCGCGTCGATCAGTGCCTTCAGCGCCGCGCCCTGCCGGGCATCCAGCGCCAGCCCCGCGCGGTCGGTGGTCAGGTTGTTCGCCAGATCGTCGTAGCTGATGCGCGCCTGCACCAGCTCAAGCAGCTGCTGCCCCATCGTTGCAAGCGCCACGCCCTGGTTGGCGGACAGCGCCTTGGTGGCGTCGGCGGTGGTCATGTTGTCCACGACGTCGGACGCGCTCAGCTTCAGCGCCACGGCGTCCGCCAGCGCGTCGATCAGCGCCTTGATCGCCGGGCCCTGCCGCGCGTCCAGCGCCAGCCCCTCGGCGGTGGTGGTCAGATCGTTGGCCAGCCCGCTGCCGTCCAGCTTCTGATCCAGCGCCGCGGCGATGGCCACGCCCTGCGCGGCGGAGAGCGCCTTCGCGGGATCGTCGGTGGTCAGGTTGTCGGCGACGTCGTCCGCGTCCAGTTTCAGCGCGACCGCCGCCTCCAGCGCGTCGATCTCGTCGGCCACGGTCTCGGTGCCGTGGGTGATGTGCTCGGCGGTCAGGTCTGCGACGGCCGCCTTCAGCGCCAGCGCGTCGCCGACGGCCTTCGCGTCGGCGGCCATGCCCTCGACGGACAGCGTGGTATCGACCGGCGACACCACGGTACTCGCCGTGCGCACCCGGAATTTGATGGTCGGGATCCCGTTTTCGCTCATGATTTATACCTCCCCCACAACGCTGAGCAGCTGTGTCGTCAGCGCAGGCTCCGGCGTGATCACCTGGTCGCCCTCGTAGATCCGCCCCTGCTCGTCGTAGTAGGGGTGGATGATGTAGCGCACATCCCAGCTGTAGTTGCCGGCCAGCAGCGTGTCGGTGTCGCTGTTGCGCAGCGACACCATGAACGTGCCGTTCGGCAGATCGCCGCCGGCCAGCGGATAGGCGCGCTCGAACACCACGCTGCCCGCGCTGTTCTTCACCGTCCACAGCGCGCGGTCGTCCTCCGAGAACTCGAACGGCGTCTGCGTGCCCTCGTCGTCCTCGTAGTAGGCGTCCGCCTCGATGTAAAACGAGGCGGTGTCGCCGATGGACAGGTGGATGTTGTTGTCATCGTCGACCCAGAACATGCGCTATACCTCCTCCATGCCGATGTGATACTCCCCGCCGCCGACCACGGTCTCGCCGTCCTTCGCTTCCGGAGCGGTCGCGGCCTTCAGCTGCTTCTCCAGCAGCGCCACCTTCTCGGCGGTCGCCGCGTCGTCCTTTTTCAGCCCCTCCGACAGTGCCCGCAGCTGCTGCGCCAGCTCGATCAGCGATATGCAGCGGTTCAGCCCGTGCGTGTCTGCCAGCGCGTCGATTTTCCTGATCATGTCGTCGATCATCTCGAATTTGTCGAACATCGTTTACCTCCCCGCTTTGTCGCTGCCCAGATAATAGATCGTTTCGTACGTCGGCGAGACCGACCCCGCGTTGAAGCTGGTCACCAGCCGGCCGTACTGCGTGCCCTCGTTCGCGCCGAGTTGGTATTTGTAATAATGCGAGTCCCCCGCGTAGGTGACGCTCGGCGCCGAAATGGTGATGCCGGTGCAGACGCTTTTCGACTTCCATTTCACCTGTGTGCCGCGGAAGTACAGCGACCCTTGGCCTCCACTGTCGCCGCTGCCGATCGACGTCTTGCCAGACAGCACGGTGTCCTCGCTGCCGCGCAGATGCTTCGCAGACAGATAATTCACCGTAGACCGGCCAGCCGTCAGGTCGTCAAAGCTGCCTTTCAGCGCACTGAAATCCGTCGCCGTCACGTAGCCGGACAGCTCGATCTTGTCGGCTTGAATCTTGATCTTTTCCTTGCTGGCATTGATCTGCGACTTGACGTTGCCAGCATCGCACACCTCCAGCACGGCCTTGTTTCGGTTGACGTACATCCGCGCGCCGGTTTTCAGGTGCACGTAGCCGTCATCGTCAACCTCGAACTTGCCGGCGACCTGCCCGATGCTGTCGCGGTTCTGCCAGAACTGCGTGCCCGTGACCAGCTTTTTAACCCTGTCGTTGGTCCAGTCTTTGGTCTCTTGTAATGTGCCGACGCGCTGGAAGGCGCCATTCTTGTCGATGTACAGCTGCGCGCCGTCGAGCAGCTGCACGTTCCCATTGCTGGTTACCTTGAACTTTCCGACCAGACCCGTGATCTTTTTCGGGTCCTGGAACAGGCCGGAGCCGTCCATCGTCGTCTCGATGGTGCCCAGCTTCTCAGTGTGGCCGCTCACTGTGCCCGACAGGCTGGTCAGCGAGTTGTTCGTCATCGCGAGGATGGAGCCCGAGCCGTCATTTTCCAGGAAGTCCTTCAGGCTCTTGATAGACTTCTTGCCGGTGATCGCAAAGCAGAGTTCGTTCGCCGTCTGCGTGATGCGCGAATACAGTGTCTCGTTCTCGCCCGTCAGCTTGTTGATGCCGGTCTTCTTCACAATGGTCGAGACCTGGTCGCGGGTGTACTCGGCGAACGACCCGGATCCCGTGCTGCTTAGGAAGTCGTCCAGATCCTCGTAGTCCCTGTCGCCGACGAACAGTGAGATCCTGTCGGCCTGTTGGGTGATCTTCGAATACAGCGTCTCTTTCTTCCCCAGCTTGTCGATGCCGGTCTTTTCGACGACGCTCTGGATCTTGTCCCACGACACCTGCAGCGCGCCCTGGCCGGATACGCCGTCGCCCTGGAACAGGCTGTACAGCCGAACGCCCGAGTCGGGATCCATTACGATGCCGGATTCGTGCAGCTCCGTCAGCCCCGTTTCGTCCAGCACCTCGCCGTAGCGCTGCACCACCTGCGACCAGCTGGTCTGCTGCTGCTGCTGGGTGTACGACGCCCGCGCGGATGAGCGCGCCGAGCGCTGCGTCTGCCGCTGCTGGCGCTCCATCGACGCCAGTCCCTCGGAAAACTTCGCCAGGTGGTTCGCCAGCTCCACCGTCACGCGCGTCGGCTGGCCGACCGCGTCCGGATAGGTCACCGTTACGATGCGTTCCTCCAGCGCCTCGGCTGGCAGGCTGCCCCGCTTCGGCAGCACCGCCCGGCACAGCTTGCCGACGGCCATCGTGTCGAAGCTCTCGCCGGTCAGCCGCGTCAGCTCATAGCCGTCGATCGTGATCTGCACCGACGGATAGGCGCGCTGGGCGAGAAAGTCCGCCGCCCAGGTGTCCGCGTTCGGCACATCCTCGGCGTCGATGTCCGCGGCCTTTTCGATGATGCCGTAGGTCCGCTGCGCCTCGGCGTGGTTGTAGGTCTTCAGCGTCGTCGACGTGCCGTCGTTCGTCTTCTTTGAGACCGACAGGTGCAGCCGCGTGCACTGCTCGCCGTCGTCGCGGGTCACGCGGCAGCGTTCCACGTTGCGCGTCAGGCGAAACTCGGCGGCCACCGTCGCCGGCAGCTTTTTGAAATTCAGCGTCCAGGGCGTCGTAGTGAAGTCGTAGACCGGATAGTAGCCGATCCGCTCCTCGCACAGTGCGTTGAACAGGTCGGACAGCCGGTCGTAGTTGATGCCGCTGCGCTTGTACTTCGCGGCGTCGTCCACCGCGCCCAGCTGCCAGCGCTTCACGACCTGCTGCGCGAGCAGCTTCGTCAAGAAGTCCTTCACGGTGCCGTCGTAGTCCAGCTGCGCCTTCCACAGGCTGTCGGACAGCGTGTCGATGGCGTGCATCAGCGTCACCGCGCGGGACGTGGCTACCTCGTCGGGCAGGCTCGTCACGCGAAAAATGCCCGCGCTTCCGCGGGCAGTGTACAGTTCGACGAAGTCGTGGATGTTCAGGGCAAAATCGCCCTCGGTCAGCGTCATCTGGGCGGTTGACGTGCTTTTGAGGTTGACCGTCAGCTGCAGCGACGTCGGGCGCAGCCGGCAGATCTCCACCAGCGACGAGTTCAGCCGCCTCGGCTGGCGTACGCTCGTATTGTTCACTTATAGCGCCCCCTCGTTTTGAAGGTGACCGTGCACGCCGTGTTCGCGGTGAACGACACCGCCGTGTCGCCCGGATCCGCGAACAGGTCGTCGGCGCTGTCGGCGGTGCGCTTGGAAAGTCGCCCCGCCGAGCCGGCCATGATGCGAAGGTTGTTGTAGGTGTTGTGGTCGAGTGTCAGCGTGTTGCCCTTCGCCAGCGCCAGCGCCTCCAGCTTGATGCTCGCGCCGTCGACGGTCAGCGTCAGCGTCTGCAGCGTGCCGCCGGTGGGCTTGATGGTCGCCTCCACCACCGTCTGCGCGTTGCCGGGCACTTTCAGCGTGCCGGATTTCGATGTGCCGGAAAGCTCCAGCGTCGTTTCGTCGTTGTCCATCCAATACGGGCAGTAGGGCGCCTCGTACTCGATCTTGAACGTCTCGTTATAGTCCCTCGGGTCCTGGATGGACGCATAGCTGACGGCCACCGCGCGCAGATACTGGCCGTAGCGGTTCAACGATCGCAGACGGCCGTCCTTCGCCCACGCGTTCGCCGCGTCGACCACGTCGCGGCGCTGCTGCAGGCTGTACAGCTCGCGGACCGCGAACTCGATGGTCACGTGGCGGTTCTGCCGCCGGCGCGCCAGCAGCCACTGGCCATCCGCGAACGGCGCGTCGCCGTATGTGATCTGCATCTGCGGCGGCTCGTCGCGCACTGCGCGCAGGATGATGCGGTCATCCACTTTCAGCAGCGAGTTCCCGTTGACGGAAACGTCCAGCTTTCTCCTGGCCACGCGATCACCTCCTCGCCTTTACCATCGCGCCGATCTCGCCGTCCACGTAGGGCGAGATCACCTCGCCCACCACGCGGCCGTCCATCACCAGCACCGCCTGCATCACCTGCCCGCCAGCCGGCGCCGCGCTGCTGGCGGCCTTCGGTGCCGTGACGTTCGCCGGCGCGCGGGTGACTTCCACTGGCCGCGCATATGTCGATGTTGCCTTCTCGGTTCGGTAAGCCTTCGCCTCCATCGCCGTCAGCACCATCTCACCCCGATGCAGCTGCGCCAGATAGCCGTCGAATGGCACATAATCGAGTCCGGACGCATGGGATCCATCCGCGTTTCCGTTCGCCACAGTCCCCAACGACCCCGTCAGCGCGTTGACCTCGCCCGTCCTCAGGCGCAGAGTTTCCAGCTTTGAGTCAATGCCACTGATCAGTCCGTCGATCGTAGCCTCTGCCGCCGCATAGGCTGCCGACTCTTGGTCGGCGTTTGCGACCATAGTGTCGATAGCCTCGTCGATCTCGTCCATCCGTTCTTTAACGTTCGTGGTTGCCTCGGCCATCGATGCCGCCATCACGTCCTTAGCCGTCTGCGCCTCGGCGTACTTGGTATTCAGCTCTTCGATGCTTGCGCCGTTATCTTCCACGATGCCGCGCAGGATCTCCGCCGAAGTTTTCGAACCATCTGCCAGCTGACCGAGCACGGCGTCAGAAGCGCCCAACTCTTTCGCGCGCTCCAAATCCTCGGCGTATTGTTCTGCGTATCTGATCTGGCTGTCGAGTCCTTGTATCGTGTCGGCTGCCGATCGAGACACGATGTCTCCTACTCCCTCGAAGCCGGTACCGATGACCTTGTCCACACGATCGCGTGCGCTTTCCAGCGCCGCGGCGTATTCACTCGCAAGGTTCTGCGCCTCGGTGTCGTAAAACGTCAGCGCATCCTGGAGTGCACCGATCGCCTTCGCTTCGTCGCTCGCCATGTCAGACGTGCCCGCCAGAGCGGTCGCGACGTTGTTCGACGCCGTGATCGCGTCATCGGCGATATATGCGTACTCTTCAAGGTAGCCCGAGCAGTCGTCTACAGCCTTCGAGACAGCGTTGTACGCATCCTCGGCCGCCTGCCATCGCGCGTATTCATCCGTAAAGGCCAACCTGTCCGGATCTACATCGGATGATTGCGCAAGGTTCTGGTAATCCTCCTCGGCGTCCTGCAGCTCGGCAAGTGCGAGCGCCTGCTGTTTTCTCAGCTCATTCAGCTGCTCGGCCTTCTCGCTGTACGCTTCGAACGCTTCAGCCGACCGCTGCATTTCGTTCGCGCTGTCTGCCACGGTATACTGGGCTTCGATCATGTCGTAAAGCGCATCCGCCCCGCCCATGATCTTGCCGGTGCTGTCGTCATACAGTTCACCGACAGCCGGCATGATCTCCCTGAGCGCGTCCCATGTCGCTTTATACTGTTCCAGTTCCGCCGTCCCCAGCTCATTTGGGTTTCCGAGCTGATCCAGCGTAATCGCCAGATTGTACGCCTGGTCTCTCGCATTTTCGAGAGATCTGCCTGTCGCGTCGTACCTTTCGTTGATGTCGTCGATCTGCGTCGGCAGGCTATTGTCCATGATGGAGTCGCGCAGGCTCTTCGCCGCATCGGCCTCCAACTCTTTCACAGCCAGTTTCGTACCCTTTAGGCCATCGCCGATGACGATCTGCGCGTTTTCGATCGCGTTCTGCGCCATCTCCATCCGACTCGCCGTCGTCCCGTAGGCGATCCCCGTCGCCTCGGCCAACGCCGTGTTTTCATCCCACGCCCGGCGGCTGTTGTTCAGGCTGCGATCAAGCAGATCTCCCGCGGCTGCCAGGCCTGCAATGTTTCGCGTCAGACGCACTTCGGAGACACCCAGCTCATTCAGAACGGCGATCGCGCTGCCGCCGCTGCTGTTGACATTCCCCAGCCCGTCGATAAACGCGGCCAGCGTCTTCGCTGGATCCGCGTTCCACGCCTCTGTAAACTCATCAGCCGACATGCCGGCGATCTCCGCGAACTCTTGCAGTTTGTCGCTTCCAGTCGCCGTCAGAAGCTCGAAGCGGGACGCCATCTTCTGCACGCTCGTCGCGCCAGAGGCGGCCTCTACGCCTATGGACGACAGCGCCGCCGCAAAGCCCAGCGCATCCGCTTCTGACATGCCAACCAGCGATGCCGCGCCGGCCATCGTCGACGCCATCTCAGTGATCGCCGATTCTGTCGTCGCGCTTGTCCTGCCCAGCTCGAAAATTGTCGACCCCAGTCGCTCGTAGTCGTTCGCCGAAGTGTGCATCACGTTCGCCAGTTGTGCCAGTGATGTCGCTGCTTCCTCGGCGCTCATGTCCGTGGCGTCACCAAGTGCGATCATGACCTCCGTAAACGGCAGTATCTGATCTTTGCTCAAACCCAGATGGGCTACGGTATCTGCCAGTTCCGCGATATTCGCGGATGACATCGGCACGCGCTCGGACAAATCCATGATCTGTTCGCTCATGTTTTCCAGCGCCGTGTCGGACAGTCCCGCCGTTTTTTGTAGGCCTGCCAGCGCCGACTCGTACTCGACCGAAGCGTCGATCGCGCCGTTAATCGCGTTGGCGATCATCTGGAAGCCGCGCTGGATGACCTGCGAGCCCAGGATCCCCTTTGTCACGTCCAGCCAGCTTCCCAGCCCGCCCAGGCTGCCTTCGACCTGGGCCATGCCTGCCTTGAATTGGTCAGCGCCGCGCAGCCTGACTCGTACGTCTATATTTCTTTCCGGCATAGGCTCACTTCCCCTTCCGCGCCTCGGCGCGACGGCTGCATATGTCCGTCACGTCCCTGATTCTCATAAGCATCGCCGTTTTTACGTCGATCCCCACGAACAGCGCCAGATTAAGATAGGCCGACAGCGTCAGCCGGTTCTTCCCGTTTTTTTTTCGATTTGCTGGAGGACGACATCAATCGCCTCCGTCTCCGCGCCGTCGTCGTTGGCGCTCTCCACCATCGTCTCAATCACGCGCTTCGTCGCCTGCCGGAGCTGCTGCATTGTCAGCATGTTCCGCCATTCATCCGCGCTCAGAATCCTGCGCGGCGTCTCGCCCATGAAGCGTCTGTACAGTTCGGCCTGCTTTGCCATCTCCGCAAAGCCCCAGATCACTGCCTCATAGCTGTCCGCGTTCGGCTTTTTCAGCTCTTCAAGCAGCCCGTTCGGGTATTTCTCCGCAGCCGCGAAATGCGCCGCGGCATTGTAAAACAGCGGAACGCTGTTAATGTCAAATTTCGCTTGACTCATACTCCCGCCCCTTTGCACCAAATCGCGGCGGGCTGCCGCCCGCCGCTTTTCATCTCATCAACCGGCGGCAACCGCGCTGTCCGCCCAGGTCTTCGCCGCCGCTTCCGTGTCGAAATCCTTCGCCTTGTACCACGGCCCATATTTCGGCGCCAGGATCTTCGCCTTGATCGGCTGCGTGCCGAAACTCAGATTCTGGCCCTTCGTCGCGCCTTCCAGGTCAGGTATGATCGCCCGAGCCTTCGGGAAGAACCAGCCGCGGTAGGTCTTGACGCCGTTGATCATCAACACCTGGTAGCCTGAGAAACCACCATAAGGCGCGATGTCTTCCGCTCCCACGCTCAGGCCATCCGTCGACGAGTAGGTCGCACCGTACAGCTTGGCCTGGTTCTCCAGCGAGATGTTATCGACATCCGCGGACATGTCCGCGCTGTCGAACTCGGCCGCGTACTCGGCGACCATGTCGTTCGCACGCAGTTCTGCTTCGTTGATCTTGACGGTCACGTTGAGGCTGACCATCTTGCCCAGTTCGACCGCGGCGGTCTTGTAGGTCGGCGCCGCGGCGTCGGTCTCAGCGGCAATCTCCGCCCACTTCAGGTATTTCAGGCCCATCTTTGCCATTGTCCATTCCTCCTAAATCCCTTTCTGTTCCAGAAATTCGTCCAGCACTTTGTGTGCTTCGTTGGCGCCAGGTGTCTGCGATTCCCTTATGGCCTTTTTGATAAAAGGCCGCGCATGCTGTTTGCGCTTGCCGTATTCGTTCACAAATGCCACCTCGGCAGCGCGGTTCCCGTGGATCAGTCCCTTGAACTCGATCTTGACCGTTGCCGTCCCTCGGTTCATCCTCGGCCGGCCGGCCTTTACAGATCGCGCGACTTCACCCTCGAAGTATTCGCCTTTCAGCATCGTGCCCGCGGTAAATACCAGGGCCTTCTCGGTGACTTCCGCCTGGGCGGCGACCATGCGCTTCTGCACCTCCGCCGGTATGTCGCCGGCATTGCGCATCGCGATCATCAACCCTTCCAGACCGTCGAACTGAAAATCGAAATAAGGCATCAGACATCGTCCTCGCTTACTCCCGTCGCCTTTTCGAATTCGAACACGATATGCTGCTCCGTACCATCCTGCGATCGCGTCGACTCGCTCGCGTCAGTCATGCTCGGCGCCGTGAATCCTGCCGCGGCTATCGCGGATTTGATCCTGCGGCGCAACACCGTCGTGTCAAGTGTGAACGGTGCGAATAAATGCAGCTGGATGTCCCAGATCTCATGGTTGGCTTCGTCGTTCGCGAAATCGTCGGGCGTCGAGATCATGTTGAACGTGAAGTACGTGTCGGCGTCGCCGTCGTAGCTGACCTGCTGGCATGGGAATCCCGTGAACGCCACGGCCGACCGGATCTCCGATGCTACGCTCATGCCTTCACCCTCCGTTTGACCTTGATCTCCATGTAGCGACCGCGATTCTCTACGCCATCGATCGAAACGATCTCGAAGTCACCGCTGTTCGTGCCAGTCAGGATCTGTTCATCGACCAGCTGTACAGTGCAGTCCGGTGTGACCTTCGGCGACCAATACATCGTGATCGTCGCCACCTGGCCCAGCTGCTCTCGCATGTGTTCAAACACTTCACTGCCATGAGCCCAGACCCACTTGCAATAAACCGGCTGGCCGAACACGTCCACCTCGGCATGTTCAGCGAAGCCATTCGCATTGATGCCTTTCGTCAGCCGCTTGAATCGCACGCGGGTCGTCATCTCGCCGGCGTTGGCTTGCTTGGCCATGTGATCACCACCATTGCTTATACTGCATCAGCAGCGCTTCCGTGGTTTGTGCGATCTCGACGGCCGTCACAGCTCCGGTCTGTACAGACTCGCGGTTTTGATACCAGTGGCCGATCAGGAGCAGCATTGCCTGCCTGGCCATCTCCGGGCACTCTATGGCGCCGGCGATGTAAGTCACAGACACGGGGTTGACACTTCTGAGCCCCGACGCATTTGCCAGCTGGATTATCATTCTGCCATCCTCGCCGTCAACCTGATAATCCGCAATTTCCGACGTCGTACCATCCGCGCTCGCGACCGTCACATGCTCAATCTCAGCGACCGGCGGCCGTGGCAGTACAAACGCGCCAGCCTTGATCTGTTCGATCGATGGGTAGGCCGTGATACGCTGCCGTACAAACGCATAACCCGTTCGGCTCTCACAGTATTCCCGCGCTGCCGTGATTATCGGCGTCAGGACATACAGCTCTTCAGCCTCGTTTCCTGGCAGGGCGTGCACCCTTTCGCGCACCTCTTCCAGCGTCACCGGTTCTTGTCCCAGAATCTCCGTCACGCTGTATCGCATCATGCGCATCACCTCCGTCCGCCGGGATTGCGTAGCCGCTGGAGATCATGGCTCCCGCCACGATCTCCGAAACGTCCACGACCTGGCCGGGCATGACTACACCGTCAGGCCCAGCGCTCATCGTCACCATCCTGATCCTCATCAGGACGCCTTCATCTTCAGCCTGGCAAACGCCTCGGCGCACACGGGCGCACCATCGCCGAAGTACTGGAACAGGTAGCCGACCTGGTTGTTGACGGCATAGAGCTCATTGAGCACCTGCAGCGTCAGCTGATCAGCGTCGCAGATCCAGTAGAAGTCGAAGTCGCCATACACGGCGGCATAGAGGCCTGCGGTGTAGGTGTTCGGTGCGAACTCGGACATGTTCACCGCGCTGCCGAGCAGGCGGTCGGGCTGACCAGCCTGGGTGGACGGCTGCCAGACATACTCGCCAGTTGCGGTGTTCTTCAGCTTAGCGACCATCTTGACCAGGTCGCGATGCATTACCCACTGAGCGCGCGGGTGATACTGACCCTTCAGGGCGTACTTGACGTCGATCAGGTCATCACAGGTGATTGCCGTGGTGCCGGACGCGGCCACATCGCGGCTGGTCGGAATGCCGGCATTGCTGGCCGTGAAGATGCCCAGCGGCTTGTTCGTGCCATTGCCGGTCATGTAGGCTTTCTCCTGAGTGACGGCGAGCACGCGCAGCAGCTCATCCAGAACGACCTTCGGCGCCATGTCGGCATGACTGACAAGCGTCTTGCTCAGCTTGATCAGCTTGGTCAGGCGGTTCGGTTTGAACTCGCGCCGATCGAAGTCCAGCGTCTGTTCCTCCGACGCGGCCGCGACCTCGGTCGTCCATTCAGCGTCATCAGCGGCGGTCTTGCGATACGGGAAGCCCAGAGACTGAGCCGCGCCCAGCGAAGGCGTCATATGGCTGACCTTGCGCATGAACAGCACGTCATCCAGGCCCTTGATCAGCTGGCTGACGAACTGCATCGGCGCAGTGATCGCGCCGGCGGTGGCGGCGGTGCCCAGCGTATAGTTGACAGCGTTGTTGCGATAGTTCGCGATGTCGCCGGCGTTGCCGCTCAGCGCCTTCGCGAACAGCTTCATGCTGTCGTTGGGCTTCTCTTCGCCCTTCTTCTCTTCCCTGGCGTCGATGGAGCGTTCCCGATCCATCAGCTTCTCCTCGGCAGCGATGCGTGCATTGAGGGTGTCGAAGTCCTTCTCCAGCTTGTCATAGGTCGCCTTGTCGTCGACGTTCATCTCCGCCTCGGCGTTGCGATCCATGATCTCGCGCATCTGGGCGACCAGCTTCGCCCGGTCCTGCTTCATGTCGAAAATCTTGTTCATTTGTCCTTCTCCTTTTCTTCAGTCGTTGGTGGTTTCCAGTATCTTGCGCCTCAGCGCCTGGAATTGGCTGCGCTGAATATTCAGCGCGTTGTTTTCCTCCACGGGCTGGCCTTCGCCCCCGTTGTCAGGCTCATTGGCATGGTCAGAAAACCAGTTGTCGATGATCTTCGCCCATGCCGACTTGTCGTCTCGGCTGTCGTCATGTTCCAGCCTGTCGAGGCACTCTTCTCGCGTGGCGTCCATGCGATGTTCCGTGACATCCAGCCCGTTCAGCTGCTCGCGCAGGTTGTCCGTCGGCCATCGCGTGATGATGTAGGCACGCTTTGCGCCGCTTTCCGTCTCGGCGATCCTGTTGATCATCAAGCCTCGCACACCGATCGCGATCTCGTGCGCGACCGTCTTCTGTGTATCGCGCTTGTCCTGTGGCGTCATGGCGCGCACCAGGGCGTCGTAGTCGTAGATCAGATCTCCGTCCTTCGCCCGTTCGCGCACATAGGTGCTCTTGCCGGAGCACGGCGGTCCGTATACGATCTCCACGCTCTCGACGGCGTTTCTCGGCGGGTTTTTATACGGCTTTAGGTCGAACGATTGCCCGTTGATCGTCATTTCGTCCCCGCGAATGCTCGCGGCCACCTTGCGGCCGGCTTCGATTTCGTCGATCAGTCCGATCTCCAGCGCCTCGGCGGCGTTGAACCAGGTCTCCGCTGCCATCTTTTCAGCGATCAGGTCCGCGTCTTTGCCGGTTTTGCTGGCGAACACATCGCGAATCGTGCCGTCTAACTTTTCGAGCGTGTCCGCCATCTTCCGCATCTTCGTCGCGTCACCGGTAGTTCTCGCCCAGGCGTTGTGGATCATCATCATCCCATTCTCCGGCATGATGATCCTGTCGCCCGCCATCGCGATGACTGCCGCGATAGACGCCGCGACGCCGTCGATGTGAACCACCACGCTGCCCTCATACCTGCGCAGCATAGTGTAGATCGCCTGGCCGGCGAATACCGACCCGCCTCCGGAATTGATGTAGACATCGAGCGTCCCCCGGCAGGCGTCAAGCTCTTCCTTGAAACCCTTCGGCGTCACCTCTTCGCCCCAAAGCGTCTCGTCGCTGATCTCTCCGTAGATGTACAGCGACGAGGTTCCGGCCTCGTTCCTAAATTCCCAGTATTTCACGATCCAGTCCCCCTCTGAGCGCCTCTCGGGATATTTAGTGGCACGTTCGACAGCGCGATCATGTTGCCATTGACGGTATATGTATCGCCGCCGGCTCCCGGCGGCAGCGGGTTCATATCCTCCAGGGCACGGATCTCGTCGGCGTTCATCCATCCGTTTTGCCGTGCCGAGTTGTAGTACGCCGTTCGCGCAGCCGTGTCACCGCGCAGTAACCCGTTCGTGTTGAACTTGAAAAAATACGTTTTGCGTTCCCTCGGCGTCAGCAAATCGCGATACATGGCCTGTTCAATCCGAACGGAATAGGGGTTGATGCAATCCCTCACGAACTCGAGGCTCTGTTGCTCGATGTTTGTAAACGTCGCATGCTCCAGATCCATGCAAAGATGCGGCGGCACGCCGAACACCCTGCAGATCTCCGTCACCGCGAATTTTCTGGCCTCCAGCGCCTGCGTCTTTTCAAGATCGCGGTCAACAAGCTGGGCCTTTGTCCCTTCTTCGAGGATGATGAACTTCCCGGCGTTCTGTACGCCGGAGTACTTCTTGTGAAATTCCTCTTGAAGTCTCAGGTACGCCTTATCCGAAAGCCCGGCCGGCGTCTCGAGAAAACCGCCAGGATTGACCCCTGTTTTGAAAGCGGACGCCGACAGGCCGTTAAGGTCCGACGTCATGCCCAGGATCTTCCGCGCGAGCGCGATCGGGTCGCTCGGATCCTTATCGTCCGTGAACCTGAAGCCTGGTACATACAGATACTCACCCGCCAGCAGCCTCTCGCTTCCTTCGCTCGTGGTGACGGTGATGTAGCGCGTGCCGCTCGGTGTCGAAGAGATCCCCGCAACGTGTGCCGTCGGTATGTTCCACAGCGCCGTCACCTCGCCTCGACCGTTGCGTACGATTTTCGCGAAAGCCCCTCTCGTCAGCAGCAGGTTTGCCACGAACATCTGCCAGAAGTCATACGCTGTGGTGTATTCGTTCGGCAGCACGTAGACCAGGTTGTACAGCGGGTGGCTGCGAGCGTGATCTTTCCGTTTTCCGTCCGAGCTGACGAACATGTGCAGCGGGAGAGACGCCATCGTCTTGCTGATAAGATCCACGCAGCGAAACACCGCGGCGATCTGCAGTGCCGTTTTGCTGTCTGTAACCTCGCTTCCGCTCAGGAGCGCAGTCCAGCCGGTGTCATCTCGCAATGCCGGCAGGCTTGCCATGTTTCTCAGCTTGGCGCGCCCAAAGATATTGAGTTTCATTGCCTCACCCCTTATAGCGCGCGCAGCCCGCGGCGCTCATAAACGCTTTGCTTGTTTTCCGTCCTGATCGCTGCAGCCATCGCGTCGATCAGCGCCACCACAGGATCGATGCGGTCGATCGACCTGGCCTTGTGTGGCTTCAGATTTTCGTTACCGTCTGTCACGACGACGACGTTTCCAAACGCCCAGCGACCGCACGGATTGACTTCGTGCTCAATTAGGCCTGCCCGCATCATCCGCTCGATCTCCTTCATCGCTGGGCTCATGCCTTCAATGGTCTGCGGGATCCGCACCACCTTGTCCGATACTGTCTCGTTCATGTGGGCTTCGAGCGCCTCGATCCGCCACGGGTCGGCACAGATGTGTGCGACATCGTATTCCCTCATCATCCGCTCCAGGTGGCCGGCGATATAGCCATAATCGATACTGTCGCCCGGCGTAGCCTCCACAAAGCCGTTTTTCACCCACGTCTGAAACGGGACATGGTCGCGTTTTTCCCGTTCCGGCATGTTGTCCTCCGGGATGAAAGCCTCGATGAAATAGCGCCATTTCTCCTCGCCCTCGGCCGGTGGAAACAGCGCCGCGATTGCCGTCAGATCCGTCGTGCTTGATAAGTCGAGCCCGACGTAGCATCGTCGCCCTCGCAGATCCTCACGCTTCCAGTTGCCCTGTGTCTCGTCCCACAGTGTCACCGGCAGCCATCCAACGCGCTTGATGGATACCCATTGGTTCAACCGAAGCCATCGGAACAGTTTCTCCGCACTTTCGGAGTTTGCAGCCGCCTGCGCCTCGGCGCGCACATTCTCGATCTTGATCGTCACGCCCAGCGACGGGTTTGCCGCGTACCATACAGCCTCGTCGAATATATCGGCATCTGGCGGCGCGCCATAGATCCGGACGAACCACGTCGGGTCTTCAATCTCGCCGTCTCGCACCTTCCTGGCGTACTCATGCTCCTCCCAGCCGATGCTGTTGCGATCCGGATCGTCGCCGGCGGTCGTGATCACCCACACCAGTTGTTCATCGCGCGCAGCGCCGCTGCCGAACGTCATCACGTCCCAAAGATCTCGGTTCGGCTGGGCGTGGAGCTCATCGAAGATCACAACAGTCGGGTTCAGGCCGTGTTTCGTGTAGGCCTCGGCGGACAGCACCTTCACGACCGTCTTTGTCAAAATGTTATAAAAACGCTTCTGAGACTCGACGATCTTGATGATCCTGCTCAGCGCCTTGTCCTGCTGAATCTTCTGAACTGCTGCATTGAATACCAGCGAAGCCTGCTCCCTGTCCGCCGCGCAGCAGTAGATCTGCCCGCTCGGCGGATCGTTCGTGCAATGATCCACCGCAAGCGACGCAATCAGCTCGGTTTTGCCGTTTTTCTTCGGGATCTCCAGGTACGCGAATCGGTATTGCCGCAGGCCGTCCTGGCGCACCGTTCCGTATACCTCTGAGATGACCTCCCTCTGCCACGGCAGTAGCCGCAGCGGTTTGCCATAGAAGTCGCCGGTCAACTTCAGCATCTCGAGAAACTCGATATGTTGATCGGCCAATTCCTGGTTAAACATATCCCGCCTCTTTTCCCCGCTGCTCTATAATGGCAGGAAAAGGGCCGGGGCGGGATCCGGCCCTGAGCCGCTTGCAATCGGCCCCTGCCATGCTAAACGTGGCAAGCACGTATTAGCCATTCTTTCTTCTGGCCAGCCACCTCTCCATCGGGTCCTCTTCGCGCTGTTTCTTGGCGGCCAGCACGCCCATCCTGGCGCGACCCACCGGCGACAGGCACAGCAGCTCCGCCGCCTTCATGATGTTCTTCATCGCGCCGTCCATGATCTTGATGTTCGGATTGTCGAGCCACTTGGCGCTCTCTTCGTCCCATACGGTCAGCGGCGCTGCCTGGTACTCTCGCTCCGCGGCCTTGAAGATCGCCACATTCTCGCAGTAGCCTGCCAGCAGGTTCACGTCCAGGTCGTTGATCACCTCGGCATCCAGCTGCCTATACAATTTCACGATCCGGCGCCATTCCTTTTTCGCCTCCGGAGACAACTCCTTCGGCGGCTTCAGCTTAGCTTCCGCGCCTGTGACCTCATTCTCTCGGCGGGCGTCCATTTCCGCCTTTGTGTGGCGGTCCTTCCCGTTGTCCTTGAGCACGGTCAGCTGTGGTTTTCTGCCCCCTGGCATCCCGCTCACCTCGCCTCAATTTGGTCCCGTTCCCGAATCCGAATCAAAAAATCGAAAAAAATTCCTGCTGATGAGGGCGCGCGGTTCGGGGCGCGGGTCGGTTAGGGATTTTTAACGCCCCTGGTTGTCGGCGCGGGCCGTTTTGATCTCGTTTCGCGCGCGCGAGTTCGTGGTACTTTTTCCTCGTTCGCGTTCGCGCCGGCGCTTTTCATCGCGCGCCGTTCGTTTCATTCGCCCGCCGCCGCGCCTCCGGGCGGTCCGCACCCGGCCGCCCTCCGCATTGCCCCTCTAAAACGCATCAAAAATCGCGCGGTTTTTTAATCAAAACTCGCGCGTTTCTTCGCGTTCTGCCATCCTGTCGCGCCGCCCTCGCAGCGCCCCGCGCGGCCGGATCCACGCCTCGCGCCCGTCACCAACGCTTCGCCGACCCGCTGCCGCCGCTGCCCCCGCCCCGCATCATCCGATGCCCCTTGACGGAATTGCAGTGGATACACGCCGGCTGGTGGTTGGACGGATCCCAGAACCGCGGGTCGAAGCGGTCGTCGGGCGGGTCGATGTGATCGACGCATTGCGCGATGATCGCGCAGCCGCTGTCCAGCCTCAGCGCGCACAGCCGGTTCTCCGGCCGCGACAGGAACCACTTCGAATACCGCGCCCACCTGGCGTCGTACCCACGCTCGCGGGCGCTGCCTCGGCGGATGTCGCGCCGGCGGTTCATCTCCTCCCAGGCGCCGCGATGCTCTTCGCAATAGCCGCTCGGGTGATTGGTCAGCGCGGCGCACCCCGGCTCCCGACAGAACCGCGCGTTACGCTTCATTGGCGCCGCCCTTCCCGAACGGCGAGCCCCGCGGCCGCTTCGCGTGATCGTACAGCAGCTTCGCGGCGTTCAGGTCGCCGCTCATGGCCATCGCGGCCAGCTTCATCTGCACCACCATCTCCACGGTCAGATCGCTCCCGTCGCCCTCATAGCCGATCTTTCGCAGCGCGGCCAGCTGATCGTCGTCCAGGCTCGGCCGCTGCGCCATCACGCGCGCCACCACGTCCGCCGTCGTCATGTCAGATCAGCCACCGGCTCGGTATCGCCACGGATCCGCCGGATCCGCGCCGCATCTGCCGGTTCGGCGCCATGTATCGCCGCTCCGACAGCCGCCGGCCCTTCGCTGCGGTCAGCCGCCGTCCGCCTCTTCCGTTGCCGCGGCCGTTGCCGCCGCGTCCGCCTCCGGATCCGCTTGCCATTGCGTCGACACCTCCCATGCCTCTTTGTTTTCGATCCGCCGCATCCGGTGATACGGCGCGTCGTGGTTGATCGTCCCGAACCGCGCGGCGATGTCGTCCATGATCCGCGCGTTGAAGTCGTGAAGATCGCGGTTGTCCACCTCGGCCATCACCTGTTCGATCGAGTTGCTCGATCTCAGGTTCGCGCTGCCGTGTATCGTGATCGTATGGCCCAGCACCGTCTCCAGCGTGATGATCTTGCAATGCCACCCGCCGAACGCGCACTGGAAGCGGTTCGTCCCGTCGTCCAGTTCCTGGTACATGTACGGCACAAGCCGGTACTTTTCGTGGCTGTATTGATAGCCCGACAGCACAAGCACGATCTTCTCCAGCTCGTCGCCCATGATCGTCATCACGTTCTTCAGGCTGTCGATGTTCTCCTCGGAAAACGACAGCGACGTGATGTACAGCCGCTTCACGCCCACGCGCCGCTCGGTGATCAGCGCCTCGACGACGTCGCCGAAGATGAAGCTGCCGTCCACCCACGCGAACGTCCGCGCGCCCGGCGTCAGATCCAGCTGCCGCGCGAACGCCTCGGCGTTTTCGAAGGCCGCGTAACGGCCGATGTCGTCCAGATCCATCCTCGGCCGCATGATCCGCACCAACGGCTGTTCGCGTGGCTCGCCCTTTTGAACCAGGTCGAAGTCGCCCAGATCGAAGTCCAGATCCAGGTCAAACCCGCCGAAATCAAATCCGCCCGCCATACATCCTCCGCGCCGATGCCACAATAATGGCCCGCGAGGCCGAATCTCCCGCGGGCCGCCCGACAACACTTTCCCCTGGAATGAGACCTCACAGGTGCTCCATGTCATCGAAGTCAGGGATCTGTTGGCGCATCCTCTGACATGTCGCCCCGCGCCCTCGGCCTTCGCCGGCGCGCGGGTTTCGGGCGCGTCTTGCCAATCCGCCCTGACGGGCGCTCATGGGCTGCGCTTGCGCCCTCAGCCCTCCCTCTCGGTCGGGCGCTTCTGACACTGACACTATAACACGAATCCTGCCCCGTTTATTGGTCATTTTTCGCCATCGCGGCGAATGACGTCCTCCAGATGTCTCCGGATGTGATCCTCGATCCGCTGGCAGCGCTCGAAGTAGCGGCAGAAAACCTCCTGGACCTCGACCGCGCCGTCCGCGTACAGCCGCTCCGCCTCGGGCGTAAAGTCGCGGCAGTCGTCGCAATACGGCCGCTTGATCAGCTCAATCGCCATGTCTCACACCTCCCCTCAGCGCGGCGTCCAGCGCGATGTAAAACGACAGCCGCGCCCGATAGAATTGTTTCTCCCCGCACGGCGGACGGACGAACTCAAAGCGCAGGCCCTCACAGGCGCTCTTGACGATGTACGGCGCCAGCGCCCTGTCGACGGTCCGGGCCGCGCCCTCGATCATGGCCACGCGCCGCGCGGCGAAGTTGTCGGCGCGGCGCAGGGCCTCGTCGCCGGTGGGGTCGGGCTGATGCCAGGCGCCGGATCCGCGCCGGCGGTCGTACTCGCCGCGCGCGATCGCGGCGGCCTCGCGCCGGTACTCGTGATATTGCCGGCAGATCGAGCGCAGCTCGTCATACCTCGCCGGCGTGATCCCCGCCTCCGCCAGCCGCTTCGGATGCCTCCGCATGACCTACGCCTCCCTCCTCAGAACCCCAATATCCTCATGATCTCCTTTTCCGCCTCCCGCTTCGCGCGGGTCTCATAGAACCGCACGGCGGTCTGGACGGAGCAGCCGTGATAATGCAGATACGCCCGGAACGCGCGCACGTCGACGCGGCAGCGCCCGGCGGCCTCGGCGATGGTCATCGTCTTCCCATTCACCCAGTGGCTTTTCGCCACACCGCCCTTGAATCGCTTTTCGCGCCCGTCGCGCACGGCCTCGTAGTAGCGCACGGCCTCGGCCAGCGTCGCCTTTTGCCCCCCCTGGCCGTGATTGTGCATCCACTTGTTGATCGCCTTCCACGTCACGCCCAGCCGCGCGGCCTCTTCGCCGATGGTCGTCCAGCGGCCGCGGACCATGTACTTCTGCCCGCGGCTTCGCCCGGCGTCGATCAGCCCGCTGTCGTACATCCGAACCAGCGCCGGCACGCTGACGCCCTGGTTGTGCTTTTGCGCCAATAGCGCGTTCACGCTCACGCCCACGCGCGCGGCGACCTCGCGGGTCGTCATCCAGCGCCCGTCCACCCAGTGGCGCCCCTCGGGCTTGCCCTTGCCCATAAGCTCAGTCCCTTCTCCGCATCCTGGCATAGATATAGCACCCCGGCACGAAATCGCTGTACTTCACGTCCGGCAGCTCCACGACCTTGTAGCCCGGATACAGCTTTTCCAGGATCCGCACGCCGTCGCGCTGCACGTCGGCGGCGATCATGGCCAGCCGGCGCCGCGAGATCCGCCGGTCGCTGACGGTCGGCGTCGGGATCTTCAAATTCCGCGAATGGCTCCACCACCGGCCGCCGGTCTTCTGCTTGTTCAGGTACCTGGCCAGCCTGGCCGCGCCGTCGTTCGCCAGATCCAGCGCCTCGATCCGCATCCGGCCGTGTTCCCACATCGCCTCGACCTCGTCGCGCGACAGCCCTGGCGCGGTGATCACCGCGTGGAAGTGGTACTTCGGCGGCAGGCCGTACACCGGCGGCCGCTTGCCCTCCTCGGTCCGCTCGATCCACTTGATGCTCGCCGACATTCCCGCCAGCTTCCGCACGCGGCGCTCGACCCGCCTGAAGAAGTTCCGGATGTCCTTCCGGACGCGGCGCATCTCCCACGGCAATCCCCGCTTCTCATACGCCGCCGTCAGCTGCTCAAGGTTCGCCTGGCCGTAGTCCTCCACCGGATAGGCGTAGGTTCCCGTGATCACCCACGGGTGCTCCGACTCCGGGAAATTCTCCTCGATCAGCCGCATCATGTGGCGCTCGCGGTTCCGATCGTTGATCTTCTGGACGGCCGGGCGCGTCCTTCGCTCCCTGGCCTCGCGCCTGGCCGCCAGCGTCAGCGGGTTCGTCGGGTGACAGATCACCTCCAGCGACCGCCCCGCCCGCCATGTCACCGTCCGGACCCCGTCCACGTTCCGGCCGTCATATTCCCCGGCCGGCAGATCATAAAGTATCTCGTAGTCCGTCGCTCTCACGACCGCCGCCTCCGCATCGCGTGGTACAGTTTTTAATACGGTATACAAGCCCGCGCAAGCCCAGGCCCTTTATAGGTAGATTCATAGCTGTTCCCGGCCGTTCACGGCTGTTTCCAGCTATTCATATCTGTTCAGGCCGCCGGCCCCAAAGCGCCGCGGGCGAGCACCCCGCCCGCAGCCCTACGGGGTCGAATGAATGAGGAATTAGGAATGAGGAATGAGGAATGACAGTTACCGGCTGACGGATGAGGTCGTCTCTCTCCTAATCCCTAATCCCTAATCCCTAATCCCTCGTCCCCACCGGCTCCAGTCCCAGCTTCACGGCGATGTCCGGCCGGATCGGCGCATCCAGCGCCTGCACGATCTTTCCCAGATTGCCCACGACGGGAAAATCCGCCCTCGGCAGCCTCGGCACCGTTCCGATCTTCTCCAGGTATTCCCGCCAGCTCATGTACACCGGCTCGGGGTGGTCGGCCGCCCAGGCCATCACCGCGCGCTCGATCACGCCGAAGTCGAAGTCCCGGTTCTCGCTCTCGTAGATCGCCGGGCAGCCGTAGTCGCCCAGCGGGCAGCCGCGGCAGGCGTCATCGTCGCCGGCCAGCTCCGTCATCGCGTCGCACATCCGGCGCCAGTCGCGCATCACCTTCACAAAATCCGTCATACTTCCAGCTCCTTCCACGGCGCGGCGGCGGCCAGCGCTTCGCCCGGCCGGCGCGTCCAGCAGCGCCACGTCACGTTATAGTCCACATCCCGATAGGACACGACCTCGCGGTTCCCGACGCTCTTTCGAATCAGCCACGCCCGCGCCGGCTTTTCCCAGGTGGTCGTGTAGTCCACGAACACCCACTCGCCGGCGTTGTTCAGCTTCGCCGGATTGTACTCCACGAACACCGCGCCGTCATGTCCCGCCAGCTCGTCAAACGCCAGCAGCCGCGGCGCCAGATCCGCCGGCGCCTGTTTTTCCAGCGCCTCGGCGGCCTCTTGGGCGCATTTCATCCAGTTCAGCAGCAGCATCTTCGCGTCGCCGACGGCCATGTCCGCGCGCGCCTCGAAAAACCCCGCGATCTTAAACAGCCCGTCGATCCGCTCCCTGTCCGTCACCACGCCGTCGCCTCCCTCTGTTCGTCGGTCGGCCTGGCCGACCAATAGCGGAAATCGTTGCCGTCGTCGTCCGGCCAGCCCCGCAGGCACTCGGCGAGATCGCCCTGTGAATCGGGCGTGATGATCTGGCCGGCGCACACCATTCCCGGGCCGAGATGTGTCGCCACGCCCTCCTCGCCGTTGAAAAACTCCTCCCACACCACACTGCCGTCCGGCAGCGCCTTCAGCTCCTCCTCCGTCAGCACGCGCGGCGCGTCCACGTTCAGCAGCTTCAGCGCGTCGCCGCTCAGCTTCACGAGGTTGC